GCTCCTCGAGCTCGTCGGCCATCGCCTCGGCGCGCTGCTTGACCGCCTTCGCCGGAAGGATCTTCTTCTCGGTCTCCAGCTGCAGGAGGAACTGACCGCCAACCACGTGCACGAGCGCACCGTCGGCACCGCGCGGCCGGTCCCAGCCCTGGCGGAGCAGTTCGTTGCTTGCCGCCGGCACGAACATCTGCGGCAGAAGCGCGGTCGCCAACTGGTCGGCGGTCAGTGCGTACGGAGCGGGAAGGCGGTACAGCTGGAGGTTCTTGAACATTCTCTTGGTCCTCGTGTTTTAGTTATTGGGTCGCGCGGTGCTCGCGAAAGTCGGCGCGCTGCTGCAGCGTGATCTCATCCCGACGTTGAACTTCACCCATGAGGGCGAGGTAGAGCGCGCCGACGACGAGTCCCAGGATGGTGATGCGGATCATGCGGACCTCGCCAGGGCGATCAGAATCACGGCAGTCAGTACACCGCCAGCGAGGCACTCGAGCACGTAGACGAACACGCGGGAGTTGACTTCGTCGCGGCTGATCGGTTTGGTGATCATTTCCCGCCCTCCTGTGCAGCATGCAGACGCAGACCTTCGGTTGGCAGGCCGGGCCATGGTAGCTCGGAGCCGCTGAGACGCGATTCCGCCGATTCCTTGTCGCCATGCAGGGACAGGGCAAACAGGCGGTTCATGATGGCGACGGTGCGCTGCTTGTTACCCGTGTGGGAGCGACCGATTTTGATCAGCTCGAGATGCAGATGGCGGCGCTCGCGCGCGCGGGAGTTGCGGGCCAGCCATGCACTGAGACGGCGGAAGGGGTTCATTTTTTTGTTCTCCTGGACGTGTGGTTTTATGTGTGTTGCGCACTGGCGCCGTGCCGGCGGCTCGGTATCGAGCGAATTGGTTATCACCAGCGGCGCCGCGCCTCTTTCTGGTTGTCGCGCTGCTCGGCGCGCAGCTGAATCGAAATGCCGACGATCGCAGCGAGGATTGCGCCCGCTTTATCGGGGTGGTCTACATACTTCTCGGTGACATCTAGGCGCCGACCGCGAACGCCGACAGACACGGACCCCTCTTCCTCGTCCTGGCGGATGCTCAGGTTGAACTCTTCGATCAGCTCGCCGGCGGCAGTCCAGTCGCGGCGCCACCGCGGCAGAAGGGTTCCTGGCTTCAGGCGATCCCTGCTTTGCGCGAGCAGTGGCGTGGTGCGTGCCGGGGCGGCCGGAACGTCAATGCGCGAATACCCGCCTGCCTTGGCCAGCTCGATCTCGTCGGCGATCGCTTGCTGCAGGTATTCATCGGGCCAGGGCTTCATCATCGCCATCCCCTTACGCAGCCAGCGGTGGAAACTTCGCGCGCAGCTCAGCCATGAAGGCGTTGAACTCGGCGTCATCCATTTCCGTGCAGTCGGTCCAGCCCGGCGTACGTCCAGCAATCTCGGCAGGGTGGGTCCAATCGGCGCTCCGGCCATCAGGGCTGACCATGAAGCGGCAGCCGTTGGGGTTGGTAGTGCTCATCACTTGCTCCTATTCGTTGTTTCGCGCCCTGCCTCAACCAGCCTCCAGCCCAGCTCCGTCCGGACCTGCTCCGGCGACGGTGGTGGCGATCTATCCGCCTGGCGCTGATGCATCCAGTTGCGTACCTGCTGATTGCTGGGCTTGCCGGTCTGCGTCATCGCTGGCTCCTGGTGAGTTCGCTCCGTCGATGTGGTTACTTTACCTCGGGGTAAAACCAAACGCAACAGAAAAATATACCCGCAGGTAAAAAAATGTGTAGAATTTGGCTGTCGGTCGAGTTTGACCGGCCGCAAGAGTGCCTAAGGTCTACAAAACCATCGGCAGCAGGCTTGCGAAATACCGGGCTGACGGCATCAGCCGCTTCACTCGTCGGGAACCGCCGGCAGGGGTGAGGGGATAGGCGTACTGTGGGGATGGTCTGAGATACGCACGAGGGCAGCGAAGTTAGCACCTTCGGACCGGAAAGGCTGACGAGTCGTAGATACGGCGTACCGATATCCACGTAAAGACCCAGCATAGGAAAGCTGAGTCTTCGTCCCAGCCCCCGATTACCTCAAAACCAAACAGGGGTTGAAGCTAAAGGGTGAATTCATAACTGCAGCAAGCAGTACCTCTTACAAGTTGTATTAGTACCTATAGGGGATGAGAAAATAAAAAAGGGCCGAAAATGGCGCAAAAAATGACCCTAGCGGGCTACTTGGTGCAGCGTGGCGTGAAGGCAAAGGCGCTGACGAAGGGCGAGGCCGAGTTACTGGGCATTCCGTATCCGCTTCGGGCTGGTTGGCCGCGGCGTCATGGCCCAATGCAGATAGGCGAGGAGTTGCTCGAGCAGTTGGTGGCGTGCGCGGAGGCCGCGCGGCAAGCGTCAGAAGAAAAGGTGCGCCGCACCCAAGTTAAGACCGCACGGGGCAGGCCAGCTGGCGCCAAGCTGCCGGCCTGTTCGTCGCCGGCAACCGAGCTGCCGGCCTTCCCTGGCTTCGTGCTGCGCCAGGCTAGGCGTTACCGATCGCGCAACTCGGCGCCCTGGGCGTAAAACCCCGCTTGAGGCGGGCAATCAGCACAGGCAAGGGCTGCCCTGAAAGACGCTGCAGTGGGCACATCGCTGGCCTAGGCCTGGCAGTTCGAGCGAATGTAATCAACTGCCTCTTTAAAGCCATTGAGGTCAATGTCTTCAAGGATGATCGAATTCAGAATCGTCTGTACCTGCACGCGCAAGCGCTTTCCGCTATATGCCCGGTCAAAGTCGCTGCCGATCATTACTGCGCTGATTTCCTTCTCCATATCCCTCGCGAGCTGCAAGGAGTCAGCGGGCTCATCGTCGAATCGCAGGGTATAGGCGCGGACGCCGCCGCGTCCCTTCAGCGAGATGTAGAGATCGCGGTCAGTGCCTTGAATGGTCCAGCTATTCTTATACAGTGCCGTGCACTGCTTCTTGTCGGTCATCGCATTGATTTCTTCATCTACCACCCACGAATGAGAGCGGAACTGTTTTGGCCTCGATTTCACTGCGCTTGATGCGGCTGCATTCGCCTTGCTTGCGCCACCCCGGTCATAGCAAGCAAGGCGTTGTTTGTCTTGCTTAATCGACGAGCAATCCGCGTCAACCGCGTGCGCAGTGGCGCTGGCGAGAATGCATGCCGCAAGTAGTAGTCGTTTCATGTGATGTCTCGTGACGGCATCTACGCGTGCCGTGTCGCTCGCGCGAGTATATGCCCGTCGCGGCCTTAACACTCTAACCAATTCTCACGTAAAAGATGCTCCAAGAAATTTTTATTTGGACATCGCACTTTGCCGGTAAAGTACGCTAAACTCCGTCTCATACTGTACGCATATACAGTAGTTTGAAAGGACGCCGTAGAGAGTCGGCGCGAGCCGTACTTACCGCCGCGGGCCTATGGCTGCGACGATCGACTGGACCATTTCCTGGGTCTTCTTGAGCTCAACCATGATCTGGCGGTTTTGCTCAAGCACAGCCGAGAGTGATGCGCCGCCGGCGGCTGCAGTAAGGCGACTGACGATCTCGTCGTTCATGGAATGATCGGCACGGATTGCGGCATCCTTGAGGTCCGCATGCAGGTCGGCGGGGATGCGCATGGCGGTTTTGATGGCAGGTTTTTTCGGCGGCTTTTCTTTCATCCGCGCGATTTTTACCTGATTCAGAACAGATATGTTGTAAGTGCCATACAACATATGGCACTTTATCGCACAAAAAAGCTACGTGCTTACCGTTCGTAACAACAAATAAACGGTGTTGCGCTATGGGAACGTGATTGCGGGTTACATTATGCAGTGTAAATAGACTAGAAAAGCCGTGCTATTCTTTGCATGTAGGAAAGCTCCTACGCAATATAGTGAATCTGGGTACTTTCCAGAAGGATAAGAAAAATGCAGGATGACACCATTCGAAAAGCGCCGCTGGTCGTTGTCTCCGATAACGACGAGCTTCAGTTGACCGCCAACGAGCGGCGCCTTCTCTTGAATTTCCGTGCGGTGAGGACTAGTGCGAAGGAGATGTTGCTTGACCTATCGGATCAGTACGCGCGCACCTTGCCGGCGGCGCCGGTGGGCCTACGCTTACTCGGGCCTGCCAAAGAGGCCTGATTGCTCTTCTTTTGGCGCAACTGTAGCTGCGCCATAAATCATCAACTTCCCGTCCTTCGTCGCCCGGCGATATAGCTCAAGGATCCGCTTTTCGTTCGCATCAAGGCGCTCCATGGTTGTTTCCTGGACCGGCCCGACGTTAAGAAGTGCATTGCCTGGCTTCGACTTGCTGGCTTCGACCTGAGCTGTGCCGGCCGATTCCTCCTCGCCATCCGGTGTGACTAGTAGCCCGCCACTTTCAGCAGCTGCAGTCTCCTGGTCATCGAGCGTGCCGCGCTGGAGCAAGAGCGCGTCCTCGATGATGTCCCGCATATCCTCGCCAATCCTCTTCTTCCCATCCTTCCCCTCAGGGTAAAGCATGCGGGAAACGTAGGAGGCCGACCGTTCAATTTTGTCTGCCAGGGTCGCGGCTTTGCCTCCGCAGTGCGTCCTGAGCACCGCTCGCAAGTTGAGCCTTCGTACTTCAAATTTGTCCATGCCGCATTCAATCAGCAATTTACTTGAAGGTAAATGACCTATAGGTATTGACTTAGACTTTACCTGCGGGTAAATTATGGTCATGGACAAATTGCTTAAGTACCTCAATTCCCTGTCAAGGGAGGAGCGCGCGGCGTATGCCACGGCCTGCGAGACCACGGAGGGATACCTCCGTAAGGCAGCGAGCCGCCACCAAAAGTTCAAGGCCGAGCTTTGCATTCTGCTCGAGCGCGAGTCCGGCGGCGAGGTCCGCTGCGAGGATCTGCTGCCTGACGCCGACTGGGCATACATCCGCTCACAGTCGTGCTCGACCGGGGCGCTGCGCCGCTCCACGGACCAGAAGGAAGCTCTCGGAAAGTAGTCGCACGCCGCGCCGCTGGTGACGCGGCCCATGCGGAACTCGTCGCTCGGGTTGCAGTTCAGGGCAATAGCAAGGGTAGGGGCGGTTGACATCTGAAGCCTTGTGGTTTCGCAGTGAAAGCATTCTCGCAGCAACAAGTTTCCAAAACATCATTTTTAAACAGGTCACCAGCATGAACGCCAAAGACGCCTTTCACCAAACCGTACACGCCTACCCAGGCGGATGCGTCGCACTGGCTGCGCGCCTCGGCATGTCGGCAACGATCCTGCGCAACAAAGCCAATCCGAACAACGACGTCAACGTTGTGACGATCGACGACATCGAGCGCGTGATGGATCTGACCGAGGACTACTCGGTGCTGCACGCCCTGGCGGAGGCGCATGGCTTCGTGCTGACCAGGTTGGAAGACCAGCCAGCGTCTGACATGAGCGTGCTGGAAAACGTCACCAGCATCTGGCAGCGCCTGGGCGATGTGGCGAACGAGGTGCACAAGACGCTCGAAGACGGCCGCGTCGAGGCGCATGAGGTCGAGCACGTGCGCGCTGCGGTGTTCAAGGCCTTCCGTCCGATGCTGCAACTGATCGAGCGCCTGGATGGCATGTCCGAGAAGCGGGTTTCGAAGTGAGCAGCGCCCAGGCGGTGGGTATCCGCCACCAATAACGAAAGGGATGAAATGAAAAAGATGATCGCGGCGCTCCTGGCTCTGACTGTCCTCGCGGGCTGCACTGATCGAACTCCGTTCGGCGAATGCATCGGCGCCTTCGACGATAAGAAGCCGGAGCTCGAATACAAGATGAGCGTCAAGAACGTCGTTTGGGCTGTCGCGCTCTCCGAAACCATTGTTGTCCCGGTGGTTGTCATTGCGAAGCAGACGCATTGCCCGGTTGGCGCCAGGAAGCCGGTGTCGGCCCAATAACCACAACAAGGCGAGGACGAGATGAAAGCCAGGGTCAATGTCGACGCTTCGAAAATGCTGGATGAGCTGCGCGTACGCCGCGGCCTTCGAAGCGATGCCGCACTCAGTCGCGAGCTGGGCATCGGTTCGCCCGCGATCAGCAAGCTGCGCTCCGGCCGCCCACTGGGCTACTCGGTGATCGTTCGCATCAGCGAGCGCTTCGACCTGACGGCAACGGAAATTTACGAGCTGGGCAGGTAGTCCGCTCCTCAGCAATACCACGATAACCCGGCGCCGGTCTGTGGGGCTGAGGCGCATCAATAAAGGAGAGCAGATGTATCAAGGAATGGAGTGGGCGTCATGAGCTACGTGAGCTGGAATGACCGGAAGGAAGTTTCTGAGTTGATCGGGAAAACACTGGTCAGCGTGACCGTCAACGACGCTAAGGATGAGATCAGGTTCGTCACCAATGGGGGCGCAACGTATCTGATGTGGCACGACGCGAACTGCTGCGAGAGCGTCGACATCGAGTCGATCACGGGCGACCTGCGGGACTTGATCGGGACTCCGATCTTGATGGCGGAGGAGGCAACGAGCACGGAAAACCCGGTCGATGCAAAGCCGGAAACCATCGAGTATCAGGACAGCTTTACGTGGACCTTCTACAAGCTCGCAACCATCAAGGGCTACGTGGACATCCGCTGGTACGGCTCCAGCAATGGCTACTACAGCGAGAGCGTCGACTTCGGCCTGGAGAGCAGTGGATGAATCAAGAGCAAGAGCAGCAAGAGCCGGCGCCAATCGAGCCCGGCCACGTAATGAGCCGCGAGAAGTACCGGAAGCTGGTGGAAGAGCAGCAGCGGAAATGAAAAAGCCCAGGCGGCAACCCGGGCTCAGTGAAGCAAGTACAACTAAATGGAGAACGCATGTTAGCACAACAACTCACGCCGGCGACGCACGCCGGTGAAGCACTGTCGCCCGAGTTCGCCGCACGACTCGCGCATCACAACAACACCATGGCTGGGATTGCCGCTGCCAGGCGCGAGAACAGGCCTGATACAGCGATCTCGCAAGCGTGGTCGTTCAAGCTTCCGGCCATCGACAACGTCACGCTGACTGCGGCGATTCTCCAGCAGCCGCGCACCGTTCGCGCCGGCGATGTCGTCTACGTCACCGAGGTCCGTCATCACGTGGTGAACGATGACGACCTGGATGCGGCTGCGCGCTCCGTGATCGGTGGTGAGCAATGAGCGCCGCACTTCGCACCTTCGTGCGCCGCATGAAGCACTCGCCCATCCAGAACTATGGCGGCATTCCCGGGCTCACGAGCTACCTGGTCGGCGGGCCGAGCGAGCATGGCCTCATTCGCCTGATGGAATGCTCTCGAGAACACCATGAGCCGATCATCCCGCATTCGCATCGCTTCGACTTTCATTGCGTGGTGCTCGCGGGCCAGGTGCGCAACATCGTGTGGGAGCGAGTCGGCCGCGGTGACGCCTATCAGGAATCAACGCTGATCTACGGCGGCAAGCCTGGCGTCTACGACATGCGTCCCGATGGCACCGGCAACTGGGCCACGAAGGACACGGTGTACGGCGTCGATGAGGAATACGAAATGTGCGCCGAGCAGGTGCATTCGATCTTCTTCAGCCGCGGCGCCTCGGTTCTGTTTTTCGAGGGCGAGCCCCGCAACGAGTCGTCGATCATCCTGCAGCCTGTGGTGGATGGCGAGGTCGTTCCGACGTTCCATGTGCAGCCGTGGGCATTCAAACGGGGCGCAGCATGAAGATCATCGTCACCACGAAGGATGGCGACCGCGCCGTAGAAGCCGCAGAAATCAACATCGGCTCCGGCGACGAGCGCTTTGCCGCGCACCGCTCCGTCGATCAATCGCCAGGCGGATTTGCCTGGGCTGTCACACACATCAGCACTGGCTTCCGGCTCGCTGGCGGTTTTTGTGTGCAAGAGGCCATCGAGAAGGCGCGTGTCGAGTGGTCCGTCAAGACGCCAGGCCAGCGCGCGGCAGCATTAGATCACGCGCACTCGGTCAGGATGGATCGCCTGCGCCAAACGCTGGCAGGAGTGCTGTCATGACCCGCGCCCACCACGTAACCCACGGCCGCACGGCCGAGCGCATCGAGAAGATCCGCAAGCTGATCACGGCTCTGCTGGACGGCCAGATCTCGCACGATCGGCTCGGGAACCTGCTGGAAATCGGTCCATCGGGCGTGCGCAAGTACCTCGCGGACCTGCGTGGCAGGGTTCAACTGACCATCGACGGCGGCGAAAAGGTCCTGCGCCTGGCGATCGATGCCGATGCAGCCCGGACCTATCTCGCCAGCCTCGCTCCGCAGGCGCCGGCCCCTGGCCGCAAGGGTCGAATCTCCGAGCTCACCATCGCTGAGCGCGACCCGAAGCGGCACATCCACATCATGCGGGACGACGAGTACTACCAGGTGCGCGTGTCTCGCTCCATCCCGGCGCCGGATCCACTGCTGGTCGCACTGTTCGCCTCCCGCCAAATGGAGGCGAGGGCATGACCGTCTACTTCAACTTTCTCGACGACGTCTACTACAACGAATTTGACCCGTATGCGGCCGCTTGGCTGCGCAACCTGATCGCCGCCGGCCACATCGCGCCCGGGGAGGTCGACACCAGGAGCATTGAAGATGTACACCCCTCCGACCTCCAGGGCTTCACCCAGTGCCACTTCTTCGCGGGCATTGGAGTCTGGAGCCTCGCGCTTCGCCGTGCCGGATGGCCAGACGATCGACCTGTTTGGACCGGTTCCTGTCCCTGCCAACCTTTCAGCGCGGCAGGCCAGGGAGCTGGGTTTGATGACGAGCGGCACCTGTGGCCGCACTTCTTCCACCTCATCGGCGAGCGCCGCCCTGCAGCTGTCCTTGGAGAGCAGGTTGCGAGCAAGGACGCAGATCCTTGGATCGACCTTGTACAAGATGACCTGGAAGGCCTGGGATACCGGGTCGGGGCGGTCCCGTTCCCGTCTGCGGGCGTCGGTGCTCCGCATATCCGAGACAGGCTCTACTGGATGGCCGACGCCGACAACGGCCGACGGATCGGGTGGAGGGCAGGCCAAGCGCGCAATGGGGGGGGCGCGCCACGGGTCGAACCTCAACGACTTCGCGATGCTGGCGGGCTGGCCGACGCCCTCCTGTTCCAACGACCGGGAGGGCAACCCGGCGTCAGCAATGAGCATGCAACGCGCGGATGGAACCAAGGTGCAGCAGCGCCTTCAGGACTTCGCGGTAATCTGCTCGCCGGCCCGACTAACGGCCTCTGGCGAGATGCTGACTGGCTCAGCTGCCAGGATGGAAAGTGGAGGCCAGTTGAACCCGGCACATTCCCGCTGGCTCATGGGGCTTCCGCCCGAGTGGGACGCCTGCGCGCCTACGGCAACGCGATTAACGCCGAAGCGGCGCGTGTCTTCATCGAAGCCGTGATGGAGGCCGCATGATGCCCGATCGTCATCTAGGCCGCTTCGTAGCCGGCCACAGCTATTCGCCGCAAACCCAGTTCAAGCGAGGTATGCGGGTGGCGCCAGCTACCGAGTTCAAGCCGGGCGAGCACAGATCTGCCGCGACCGAATTTAAGCCCGGTCAGGATGCGCATAACCGTCTGCCTGTCGGATCTGTCCGCGTGCGCCGCGAAACGCACACTGGGCTAGATCGGGCGTGGGTGAAGACCGCTGAACCCAATGAGTGGCGTAAGCGCTCGGTTGTGGTCTGGGAGGCCATTCATGGGCCAGTGCCGCGCGGCTCGGTAGCGCATCACCGGGACCGCAATAGCCTCAACGACGAGCCCGCCAACCTGCAGGCCATGACGCGCAAAGAGCACGCCGACGAGCACCGCGGTGAGCTGATTGCGGCGCGCGAAGACCGAGCCATCGGGAGAGTCGCATGACCCGCGCCCACCACTCCGAGCCGCGCTGCGTCGCGTGCGGCCAGCCCCAGGGCGAGCCCCATATCACCGACTGCCCATACGCCAAATTCACTATCCGAAGGGTCGCACCATGACCATCCCAATATTCCCCACCACCAGGAGCGCGATCTATAAAGCGATCGCCCTCATCCTGGACAAAGGCCCGCAAACCATCGAGCAGTTGATGACCACGATCGACTTCGGCGCCCATGGCACTCAGAAGTCCAAGATCCGTCAGGCCATCGAGGCTGACTGGATATTCGAAACGCCAGTCGGCACGATCGACGTCACTGAAAGGACGAGGCAGCACTTCTCGGCCCAGGAGCCAAAGGTGGAGTACGTCGGTCAGATCGCGCCGGCGCGGTATCGCGGGGACTGGCGCGCCTCGACGCTGAACAAGAAGCACATCCCGAACAGCCGCGGCTTGCGCCCGGCTGCCGATATGGCGCCGACCTGGTCGCTTCGCGAGAGCCTGTCGATCAAGACCGTCAGCGGAGGTGATCTGTGATCAAAAAGACTGAACGCGCCGCTTTCTCCCTCCGACTGCGCGAGGCGTTGCGCAATGCCGGCCTGCCCGACGACAGCCCGACCGTCCTGTATCGGAACGTCACCGTGCGCGGTATCCCTGTCACCGTGCACGCCGTCCGCAAGTGGCTGATGGGAGAGGCGATCCCGACGCAAGAAAAGCTGATCGCGATCGCGACCTGGCTTGGCGTGCTGCCGGACTGGCTGCGCTTCGGGACTGGTGACGGAGCCAGTAACGCGCCGGCCGGCGTGCAGATCGCACCACTCACACTACGGATGCTGGAGAGCTTCGGGCGGCTGGTCGAGCGCGATCAGCGGCTTGTGCGGGCGATGATCGACAACATGCTGCAGACCCAGGGAGGCGAGGCATGAGCGCGCAATTCAAGGTGGGCGACGTCTGCATCGGTCAGAACTTTGTGTTCAGCACCGATCGCAACGGAATGGAGTGCACCGTAATCGGTGGGCTGCAGATGCGGCCCGGGATAAATCACATAACAGGCAAGGCCGCATGGGAGATGCTCTATGACGTGCGTTGGGCTGATGGAGCCGAGAGCTTTCAAGAGCCCTACACCCTCCGGCGCAAGCGCCCTCCCACCACCGGCGAGCAGATGATCCGCTCCATGTTCGACGCACCACCAGTCGAGCGCCGCGCGCCCGCAACTGCATGGCAGGCCCAGTTCGACACCGCACAGGCGCTGATGACAATGGGTGTTCGCGTCAAGCCTGGCAAGTGGCCGGTGGAGGGCGAGGCATGAAAGAGCGCCCAATCCTGTTCAATGGCTCGATGGTGCGTGCGCTGCTCGACGGCAGCAAGACGCAGACCCGGCGCGTGGTGAAGCCTCAGCCAGCGGACATCATCGCTCAGCCCGGTGAAGGCAAGGCGCCGGCCTGGGCAATCGTCAACCGACCGCCGAGCACCGGTGTTTGCGTGAACGTGCATGGCAACGAAGACTGGCTCCGGTCGCCCTACGGCCAGCCCGGCGACCGCCTGTGGGTGCGCGAGACTTGGCAGGGCCCGCTGTTCGGCAACGACGACATGCAGGCCTACCAGGACGATCCAGAAAGCTTCAACCAGCCGCGTTACTGCCAGTACGCCGCCGACGGCGGCCCGGCGCCCGAGTTCATGACCATGGACGACGAGCTGGTCTGCCGCTGGCGCCCAAGCATCCACGTGCCGCGCTGGGCCAGCCGCATCCTCCTGGAGATCGTGTCGGTGCGCGTCGAGCGGCTGCAGGACATCAGCGAGGCAGATGCGCGCGCCGAGGGAATTACGGACGGCGGCTGCGTGAACTGCGGCGAGCCGGAGCCCTGTGGATGCCCGAACGCATCGCCGGACGCGCGTGACGCCTACGTCCGGCTGTGGGAGAGCATCAACGGCGCCGGCAGCTGGGACACCAACCCGTGGGTGTGGGTGGTCGAGTTCAAGCGGGTGGCGCCATGATCGGCGCGGCTTGCTTAGCTCTTCGTGCCCAGCGCCTCGTCAACCTTGGCTTTGGCGATCCTGGTGGCCGTGTTTTGAGCGTCGGCTTCGTTGGCCTGCAGGTTGCCAACCGATCCGCGAAGCGTCTCGGCGCCGTCTTTCCATGCCCGGAAGTGGCTCATCCATTTGCCCTGTTCGGAGCGCGACGGGGTGATTGCCCATTCGATGGCGTACCCCCTGTGTTTCTCCATAAGCATGGTGTAGACGAGGTCTTGCTGTTCGGCGTCGTTGCGCATGGGCTGTCTCCTTATAAAAAAGGAATCGTAACATGCTGAGCCGATCAACCCTCAAGCCGGGAAAGGGCTTTAAGCCACGCGCGACGCCGATGTCTCGCGGCAGTGGGTTCAAGACCCCAGCCGCCGGCGCCGGCCTGCTGCGCGTCGAGCAGCGCTTGATCAAAAGCGCGAAGACGGCAAAGCCTCGCAAGCCGTTGAAGAAGTCACGCCCGAAGTCGACGCCGATCCGCGCCTCCGCGCACATGCAGGAATGCACGCTGCGCTTCGAGGGAATCTGCAACCGCAATCCGGAAACGACCGTCTGGTGCCACTCCAATCGCCTTGAGGACGGCAAGGGCATGAGCCTGAAGGCGCCGGACGAGCAGGGGTGCTACGGGTGCTCGGACTGCCATGCATGGCTCGACGGCGGGTATGCCAGCGCAGGCGCCGACCGAGCGCCCGTGGATGCGCGCTTCGATGCAGCCCGGGCGGAAAGCCGAGAGATCTTGCGGGCGAAGGGCTTGCTTACGGTGCGCGAAACCAATAGCCGTGACGATCACGAAAATACCAGGGAGGCACCATGAAGCGCACGATTACCGTTTTCACGGAAGCGCAGGTTGAAGTCGATCTGCGTAAGTTCAGTACAGACATCCTGCTGGCCGAGTTGGCGGAGCGTAACGAGTCAGTCATCGGGCAGAAGCTCGCCGAGATCCGCCGTAAGCGCGAGGACGCTGAGCGCGAGGAGACTCGTACCTTCTACATTCCGGCGCTGAGCAGCGCGGACAAGCACCCGCTGCACGGCATCTACTACTCACTGAAGTTCGGTAAGCAGGAGCACGCCATTGACCTGCTGCGCGACTACCTGGGCGATCTTTTCGGGGTGGTGCTGTGACTGTTGCCAAAAAGCGCAATAAGAAATACGGCGGCCCCAAGTACGTCTGCCGCAACGTGTTCGCCACCGTCTTCGGCGGGATGGGCAGCACGCACATCGAGCATCTGCGCGACGTGCAGATCAAGAACCACTTGGCGATGGCTGAAATGGCCCAGGGCCGCGGCACCCGGGAGCAGTGGAACCTGATCGTCGGCGCCATCAACATCGCCAACATCATGTGCGAGCAGGGCATCGGCGACGAGTTCCGCGCCAAGACCATCGCTGCCCGCAACGCGATGCTGGCAGTAGGCAAGCGCGCCGTAAAGAGCGGCGACCGCTTTGTCTTCACCGGTGACGAGCTGCAGGCCATCAATGAAGCCCTGGACTGCCACGACGCCCAGCTCGAGAACTCCCGCGCGATCGACGTCGACCGGGCCGCCATGGAGGTCGAGCGCCGCGTGCGCCACCGGATCAACAGCACGAGCGTGATGCGTGAGATCCGGAAGGAGGCAGCGTAATGGCCGGCGACAAGCACCGCAGAAAGAGGAGGCTGCAGGAGGCGCGCATCATCGCCAGTTTGAGCGAAAAGCCGAAGACGGTAGAGCAACTGTCTGAGGCAATCACCATGTGCCCCTCCGGCGTCGCGCTTTACCTGAAGCGGTTGCACGCCGAGCCGCGCCGCGCGCACGTATGCGGCCATGAGCGGCCGCCGCGCACCGGGTTGCCAGCCAAGATATGGGCCGCTGGCAATCTGCCCGATGTCGAGTACGTGCCGCAGTCTCGTCCGACGCCCAAGACCAGTGGTCACGAGCGCTGCGCCCAGGTGCTCGAGCTCTTGGCTGAGAAGCCGCGCACAACACGGGAATTGGCGCCGCTGATGCACATCGTGTACGGCGCCGCGATCAAGTACATCCGCAAGCTTCGTGAGCCGGGCAACCGTCAACTGTACATCGCCAAATGGCTTCACCCGCGCGAAGTCGATCCAGAGAGCACTCACGGTGGCGACTGGGCCCCGGCCTACGCAGTCGGCACTCATCCCGATGCCCCGAAGCCGCCTCGCGAAACCAGCAAAGAGCGACACGCGCGCATGCACAAGGACCGAGAGTACCGAAGGGCCGGGAATGCTGCGCGACGCGAGCGATACCAAAGAGACAGGATCGTCAAGCAGCACACGAAAGCCGGGCCGCAACCATGGTTCGCCGCTCTGCTGGGCGCTCAACCGTTGAAGGATGCCGCTTGAAGCGGCGCTGTTAGGGGATTGATATGGGAAGCATACTGACACTGCAAGCCGGCGCCGCTGAGGCAACGATGTCGAGCCGGGAGATCGCGGAGCTGACTGGAAAGCAACACCAGCACGTGCGCCGCGACGTCGAACGCATGCTCGAGGAGCTGGGGGAAGATCCGTCCAAGTTTGGACACACCTATCTGGACAGCCTGAACCGCCAGCAGCAGGAGTTTCGCCTCAATCGCGAACTGACCGATACGCTGCTGACGGGGTATAGCGCGGAGTTGCGCCGTCGGGTGATCGTGCGCTGGCGCGAGCTGGAGATGCGGCTGCCGGCGGCGGTCGACCCGCTGGCCAGCCTACCGGCGGATCAGCGCGCCCTGGTGGCGGTCATGCTCGATAACGCGGCCATCAAACAGGTCCAGGCCGAGCAGGGCGCCGCGATTGCTCGGATCGAGCAGCGGGTCGAGGAAACTGCGCAGGCTCAGCTGATGCTGGCCCGGCCGGCGAACGCCGAATCGATCGTGCACATCCGAGAGCGCATCAACAAGACCTACGGCTTGCCGTCCTGGGTGGTGGATACGGTCCTCCGGCAGTCGCTGTACGCACCGAAGCCAGCCGGCATGGTCAAGAACATCCGCGAGGAGGCTCGCGGCGCAAGCTACGCCGTCTACTGGATCAAGGACGTAAGCACGGTGTTCGCGAGGTTCGTGTCGGAATGCGAGATGGTGACCGCTACCCAGGCGACGCACCCGCTGATCGATCGCCGGTTCAAGCTGATCACGCAGGAGGGCGCCCATGTCTAGCCGCGCCGCTCTCCGCTTGGCCGCGCAGTCGCTGCCGGCTGTGATGGTCGATTCGGCTACATTGCTCGAGCTGCTAGACGCGGCCGAAAGCATCATCGTCGCCATGCCGAGTGAGCCGAAAAAGCGAGGCCTGCGCGACCCGCGCCCGCACAGCAAGGAGGACGAGGACTGCGCCAACTGGCTGTTTGCCGAGCTGCAGCGTCGCAAGCCAGATGCTGCGGCACCGAACATCGCAGTCTGGGCCGATCACGTGCGCCTGATGCGGGAGCGCGACGGCCGCACGCACCGGCAGATCGGTGGCCTATTCCGCTGGGCCCAGGGCAACACGTTCTGGTGCCGGAACATCCGCTCGCCCGACAAGCTGCGCAAGCAGTGGGACCGCCTGGTGGACGAGCGGCTTGCCGAGGGCGCGCCAAAGGCCGGAGCGGCGGCGGGGCAGAAGTTCAACTTCACCGGTGCCGACCGGTCGAGCGACCAGGCCGCGCAATCAGACTTCATGGAGCGGCACACCATCGAGGCGCCGGCGGAGGATGTTCCCTTATGACCGAGCCGCAGAAAGCGACGGGCTTGATCCAGAGCTTCGGCGCGAGGCTTCAATACGTGGAAGGCGTGTGCGATTCGCACGGGTCGAGCAGGGTTCTCGCCCGCGCTGGCCTGGGCTGGTACTGCCCGCGATGCCTGGACCAGCGCAAGGGTCCGGAGTTCGATTCGCAGTGGCTCAAGCTGCGCCTGGACGACATGATGAAGATCGCCGACATCCCTGCACGCTACCGCGGGGAGATGTTCCGGGGGATCACGGAGGAGCATAGGAAAATTCGTGGCATCGCAGCTAAATTCCGCGACTTCATCCTTGGCGAACCGCGTTGGGCGGCGCTGCTCCTCGCCGGCGAGGTCGGTACCGGCAAGACCCTGCTGGCGTGCGAGCTGGCCGAGGCCTTCATCAAGAAGACTGGGCGCTCGGTTCGCTACATCACGGCGCGCGGCATGATCAGCGAGATCCAGTCATCCTACGGCGCCGAGGGCAAGTCGGAGGCGTCCGAGATCGACCGCTTCGCCCAATACGACCTGCTCATCCTGGATGAGATCGACGCGATCTCTGGCAAGGAAAACGCGCAGCTTCTGCTAACGGAGGTTATCAACAGGCGCTATTCCAACAATAGACCTGTGATAGCCATCACAAATCAAAAGCTCGAAGCCCAGCAGGAGCGCAGGGTGGATCGCGCGGCGGAGCGGGTCTACATCCTGAGGGACTTCGTGGGCGACCGAGTGTACGACCGGCTGCGCGAGAGCGGTTTCCCGTGCACGTTCGGCTGGGCGAGCCAGAGGACATTCGCATGAGCCGCGAGATCACCGACATCTGCGCCCAGTGCCACAACTTCGCCATGAAGGAATACCCCGAGCAGGCCCGGACCGGGAAAGGGCGCTGCACTGGCTACGACGGCAGCATGGCGCCGCTGCGCGATCCGTTCGTAGCCTGGGATAACCGCGCATGCGTGCTGTACACACGATCACCGAATCAGGCGGCGCGCGTGCAGTGGTTCGAAGCGCAGCAGGTAAAACAACACCCTGAAAGGCAATCATGACTGCCAAACACCTCCTCGAAGGCGTGATGCAATCGACCGGCGCGCGCAGCCATGGCCACTGCGCGAAGCTCCTGGGCCTCGACCCGTCCACGATCCACCGTCTGGACAAAGGGAAAAGAGTCGGCGTGAACATCAGCACGCTCGACCAGATCCAGCAAGTAACGCGTGTTCCGTTTGACACGCTGTTCGCCTGGTACCGACTTCCAGACGATGTCGTGCTGGGGCGGATTCCGAAGCGGGCATGACCATCTCGCCCGGCCGGTCCGGGCGGCTACAACAACGGAATGAAAGGACTGCATGGAAGCGATGCACGCAAATCGCCGCCTGGCCGAGCTACTCGGCTGGACGGACATATTCGACGTCGGCGGCGCCTTGCTCGGCACTCCTCCGGGCGGCTCGCCGGCATCGCGCGATCAGGCGAGGGTGCCTGACTGGACTGGCGACTGGCTGGCCTGTGGGCCGCTGATGATTCAGTTCGTCCGCCGGGTGAGGCTGTGGCCACATCGCGCGGTTGTCGGCACCAGCACCCTTGGGCATGATTTGGCGCGAGACCCGGGCGAAGGGGAGAGCGCCGCGGCGAACTTCCGGCGCCTGGTTGTCGCTGCTGCGATTGCGGAGCTGGAGGCGTGTCGATGATCGTCGTGACCCTACCATTCCCCAGCTCGAAGCTGAACCCGAACCGCTCCAAGGGTGTGCACTGGGCTGCAACATCAGCCCTGCGCAAGTCCGCGCGCTCGGCGGCCTATGTGATGACGCGTGTAACGGCGTTGGGTACGCCCTGGTACAGCATCGAGCGCGGTAAGGCCGACCCGGTGCCGCTGGTGATCACGTTTATCCAGCCCGACCGGCGCCACCGAGACCGCGACAACCTGCTTGCGGCATGCAAGCCGGCGCTCGATGGGGTGGCGGACGCGCTTGAGATCAATGACAGTCAGTTCGAGCCGGTGC